CGGTTTATCAATTGCCCTGGCTGTTTGCCATTCAAGAATAACGAATAGAGTCGCAACCTGTTGAAAATACGCTCTTATTTTGCGCCGGCACGCGATCTTGAATCGGTTCTCAATTCTCGGCCAAGGTCGGCGGCGGCACGTTGTGCGATTGTATAACCAGAATCAAATCATGTCGGCCCGTTGTGATAGTGGCCTGATCACGGCGTGAGAGGTAATACGCAAGTCGCGCCAGTCGTCCTTAATACTTCTTCAGAATGAAGAACAACATTATTAAATTGTAATGATCAACAACCTTTAAACATTTTAATGATCAACAACCTTTACAATACGTGTACAATAACAAGAAAGAGTAGCGAACGTACAAGCGAAAATTTTTTCGTGATAGTGATATTAGCGTATCGGGATTGTGCTTTAAATTTTGCAAACGGGCGGCTTGTCATCGGCGCGAAAATCCAACCTAGCCGGATGCGTGAGCACATGAGGCGACAAGAGAAAACAGACTTTTAATCTGTTTAACAGCGTTGAATATCAACGGTTTGCGCTTATTATGTGCCTGATCTTGTGACGGATACGCCCCTTCGCCCCTAAAAATCGGCCCCCACGGGGGAATTTCGGCACGGCTTCACTACGTTAACCCGCTCAGATTTTTCTACCAAAAACCTTTCCCCACGTAAAAAAATTTCAGAACCCCTTTCCGTCATTTGCATACTAAGTGTCAAATAGTTCAAGCGTAGTAGTGGATTACTGTGCAAAATCTATGCCGCCAGTATACACAAGCCTTTTCTGTTTATACCCCAGTTGAGACAAGTTTCTTACGTGACCGTTTACATGTGCTATTATCTGTCATTGTTTGACAGGTAGTAACAAGTAAAACCATGTAGCCAGCTACTGCTACAGATGATCTTCAAAGTTTGGAGCACTGACATTCAACCCCACTTGACTGCACATTTTAAACACTGCTGTACTCATTGCCATGCCAAACTTGTTTACCGTGTCTTCCTTGGCATCAGGAAAGAATGCGTGAGCTAGTTCGTGAGCCAGTAGTTCAATGCCGTAATCGTTTAGCGGCTTTCTCCTGAGAGTAATTGTCCGTGTGCTGTAGTCACATTCTCCAAGGGACTTTTTATCAAGACATTTGGAACCAGTTTTAACAGTCCATTCCTCACCTAAAATTCTAAGTTTGAAGTTAATCTTGGAATTTTTAATAAAAAAGGGAATAGGAGACGACATACTATTAGCAGTTGAATATTGTTTTGATGGATTCTGAACATCGGTTTAACACTCCTTTTTTCCCTATTCAAGCATTTCTTGAGCAACACCCTTTTACAAAGTCCTATTTTCAACATCGCTTTGAAGACTGTTGTTTTTGGTCTTTAAGCTTCTCCTTGTTGTACCCCTTCGGGGATACTTTGATACTTCAGTTGTGTCGTTTATGTCTTCAAGCACAACATTGTTAAGCGATGTCTTTTCCAAAGAGTAGCTTTAACAGTAGCTTTGAAGTGTGCTTAGATACAAGCTCTGAAATGAAATTATAACCACCGAAAAAAATCCGTCAAGCCATTTTTTAAAAAGAGTTACAATTCTCTTTCCTTGTGTCGTTTATGAAAGGGTTGAAGGAGTAAGTCGAATAAAGCATTGGGCTAGGGACTTGGCTCGTATCTTCCGATACACACCGTCTCCCTCTCTACTGCCAGCTTTGTTCGTATTGCCTTCAACAGTTACAATGCGATTGCCAAGGTCTTGAACCACAATCCCAGTGTGGGAGAAGTCAAACACCACAATGTCTCCCTTTTGGGCCACAGAACGGTCTGAGAGACGTTTTGTTGTGTGGATGCGGTCTTTGCTCCACTTGATCAATCCGAAGGCTTGTGCGGTCTTTGGTCGCCATTGCTCAGGGGTCATGGACTTGAGGTTAAGCCACGATACGGCTTTTGGATCGTTTAACCACGTTTTGACGCACCAATCGACAAATGCGGCACACCACGGCCAAGCAGCGGGAGAAAGCTCTGTAGCGGCTTGGTAGGCGCGGATTTTAGTGCCCCTGTTGTTGCCTCCGTGCTCCTGAGTGCCGATCTGGTTGATGGCTATGTCTGCTAGGTTGTAGTTCAAAAGTCTGTTCCTCCAGTTATTGAGATGGATTTGCGCTTAATGTCTACGTTGGGACGCAGAGAAAGGAGAAGTCTTACCCAGAATGACCGCTTATCTTGTACTGGATGCGGCTCCTGCATCACAGAGACAATTAGCTCACTCTTGAGTTGGGATGGCTTTTCTGACTTCAGTGTACGTAACGGGGCCGAACACCCCATCAACAGGCACGTTAACAACAGCTTGGATGCGCCTGATGCCGTCCACCTGTGCTGAGTTTGTAGCATAGTTAACCAAGGAGATGATAAGAGTCACGACAAAGCCAGTTACGGCAGTTTGGTCTAGTGCTGAAGCCAGTTTTGGGTCAAAGGCTGTAAGCTTGGCTACCAAAGCACCGACTCCAATAGCAATAACAGGGGTGAGGATGCCTCCGAGGCGGGAAACTAGGAACTTAAGGAGCCAATCTTTCATTGGGTTTTAAGCTTTTGGACAGCAGACTCAACAGTGTAGCGAAGCAAGCTTTCAGAGGCAGTGATTCCACGCGCAATGGCAGCTTCCCGAAGAAGACCAACAGCTTCTGAGCGTTTCTCAGCACTGCTTTTGTCGGTCTGAGCCAGACTGGAAACAAGTTCCAATGCAATCGGGAGAAGAGAAGCCATGCCAGAGGCAATGAGTTCCTTTAGGATTGGAAGGTAAAAATTAATAACAGCCGTCGAAAGTCCGACCAGCTTGGCAAAGAATGTTTTCATGTGGTTGTTAATTTAAGGAAGTAAACTCCGAGAGCCAAGTCTTTTCTTTGGGTTTCCTGCCAAACACCGAGTCCATGAACGTCCGTAGCTCGTTGTCCATTCGCTCTGCTTTAGCGTCTTCAATGGCTGTGTCTACGTCCCGTCCCATTTGCTCAGTCCAATGGGCTACTGCTATAGACAACGCATCTAGCCTGTCGTCTTGAGCCAACGCTCCTTTGTCCTTGGTGATCCTACTGATCTGGTAGAATAATTGATAACGCAGTGCCATATCACTTGGAAGGTGCTGGTTGTCTCTGTAGTCCTTTTCAATGACTTTCTTATCTATAATTAGACGGTGCTGGTTAAGAACTGGTTCTAAAGTATCAATGATACGCATCTCTTTTTGCTTGCTGTGTCTGACTTCTTCGATTGTACACGGATAAATCTTACCCAGAACTGGACGGATAAGCTGGGCAAACATGCCGCCACCGTAGTTTTCTTCGATGATAATCTTGTTCACTTTTTGCCGCTTTGCCACGGCAGCTAGGGACGTAAGTGTGTCCTCTGTGTAGCCACTGGTAAACCCGCCTGATTCAGTAACAAACAGCATTCCGTGGAGGTACTTGACTACACAGTAGGCAGTCTCGTCTCGTCCGCGCCCTGACGGGTCAATGGACATAATCGCTCCTTCGTAGGGAAGCCACTCCTCTTTGGAGACAAACATAGGGCTGTAGTACCTGTCGCCGCTCATCCCGACACACGGAAGATCGTCAATCACGTAATCAGGACTACCTGCCCACGCTATTTTTTGAGGACTAAGCTCACTGTTAACAGACATAACACACAAGTCAGATAGCTTAAGTGGGTATCGCTCAACATCTGATAAACTTGTATCAAGCATGAACTGAAGTTGGAACCCGCTCCTGCCGTAACTGGCTTCACGCTCCATTAGGTCTAAGTCGCTAAATCGCTTTGGATCGGTGGTCTTACCACAACATGTAGTGTCCTTTGCTACAGATTCTTCAATAAGGGGCGCAAGTTTCTCCCCGTAGGTGACTAGTTTCTTTTCATCTGGGTAGCGTGCAGGCCAAACTCGGCACACGTAGCCGCGCTCCTGTAGCTTGTTGTACAAAGATTCTTCGCACTGTGGAGTCCCAAGGAACATGATCTTGCCCTCTGGCTTAAGCACGGCTTCAAACTCCTTAACCGACTCCCCGATCCTATCCCGCATCCCCTGAGTCATGGAGTTGTTGGCACTCTCTACGTCATCCGCAATAATGATGTCAGCACGGCTACCTGTAATCATGCCAGTAATGCCAACAGACTTGACGCTGGCACTGTGGGCTGCCCCTGACGGCCCGACATCAAAGGCAATCTTACTACTGCGCTGCTCCTCGGTGGGCTTGAGGTGCTGAAGGATTGGCATCTCCGAGATAAGACGCAGGGTAAACGTGCTAAAATCGTCTGCCCGTGCTTTAGAAGCAGACACCACAAGGAACTTGAGGTTGGGGTCTAGCAGTAACTGGTGACACACAAACGCACTTGTGATGTAGCTTTTGCCTACCCCACGGAATGCCTCAATGATGGAACGCTTTGGGGCGTTTTGGATGAACTCGGCTATGTCGTACTGGATGCGTGTAGGCTCAGGGAGGTTCAGGTGTTTCCAGCACACGTACAAGAAGTTCCTGAAGTCCTGCAAACGAGGGTCAATCCCTCCTTTTGTCTTTGTTTTAGCCGCTTTGACGCTCACAATTCATAAAGATGTGTTTTTATCTCTAGCCCAAAGAACGTCGCTAACGTCTTCACCAATTATCACGTATCCCATATCCACCATTTTTTGGCGGATTTGCACGCTATATGGGTTTTTCCACCCGCTGTGGGTAAAGTGCATCTCACATCTGACCAAAGCTGGACGGCTGACCATTTCACGGATAACAAACCACTCTGCTCCTTCCGTATCGACACAAAGCACATCAATGTCGCCAGAATCAAGCATAGACCACTTGTAACTCTGCACTGTGCGGATGTAGTTGTGGTTAACTTCTTCTCGTTTAAGTCCAGAATGAGCTTGGTGTTCATCAGGGGCCGCTCCTCTTGGAACATCTTCAATCCAACTCCCCTCTCCTCGGTCATACAACGCAACGGTTCCTTCTTTATCCCCAACAACACCTTCGATTATTTCCACAGGTTTTCTTTCAAACGCATTTCTTAAATTATTAGCACACCACGGAAGAGGCTCAACTAACAGTGTTGGGATTCCCTCATGAATAAACGGCAAAAGTGAACACTTGTCTGGTTCATTTACTCCCACTTCCGCCACACGGCGCGGTTTTGTTTTATACATTTCATCGTAGATGTACTTGAGATTGAACATAATTTTTTTTAGATTAATTGTTGTATCTTTTTTAGTATTTTTTCAGGGTGAACAGCTTTTAAAACTTCGCACTCTCCTGTGGTTGAGCACGGCTTGTCTTTTGGCAACAGTCCATCCCTGTTGTTGCTGTGGTGAAAGCACGGAGCACACGGCCCCAGCCCTTGCACACACCAAATTGAATCAAAATAGTTAGTTCGCAAGCTCCATTTAAACGGGCCGTAGATTCCCAGCCCCTTTATTCCCATTGCTCCTGCAAAATGGATGTTGCTTGAGTCAGGCCCGACTACAAAGTCGCAAGTTTTAAGGAATGCGATAGACTCTTCCCACGACAAGTTGTGTTCAGTGAGGTTGAGGAGGTTTCCAGTTGCCCCTACAGGCTTAGTTCCAATTTGAATGGAGTCAGGCTCACCCATGATTGCCACATCGTAGCCTTTTAAGAGAAGTTCTGTAACCAAAACACATGAGTTTTTGTGAGGATAGGAGCGGACGGGAGTAGACGCTTTCCATTGGTATCCAATCCGCTTCACGTTGGGTGTCTTAGGGAACCGCTCAAGAAAACTGGCAACCATTTCAGGTGCAGGAGTGTAGACAAGATCGTTCTTGATGTTTTCTGCGGATGAAGGGGTCATTCCTGCTGCCCAGAACATGGCATCAATTGCAGGAAGTGCGTTGTTTTCTTCAATAGCTCCCTCAAGATTGATAAATGATGCCTCCTTTGGAACAAAAGACGCTTCTAACGGAAAATCCAAAACAAAATCAATGTCTTTGCAGTTTTTAGCAATAAAGTGATACGGAGCGTGACACGCTAAGATTGTTTTTGACTTGGGATACCGTCTTTTTAGCTCACCGAACAGCGGAAATGAGAACAGGATGTCTCCCGCTCCTCCTGCGCGGAACACTACAATGTCTTTTCCGTCCATGTGGTGCTCATCAGGCAACAAAAAAGTGTAAACCAACAAGTTTCCGTTTGTTTTTACAGCATAAAATGGAATTTGCTGGTCTTCCATCAAGTACGTAACATTCGGTTTTGTTTCATGTCCCCCGTCTACAGGACAACCCAACGTAACTTTTCTCATTTTTAAATTTTGTTACATCATCGACTTGTCGCCGCGATTAGCTTTGACACTGCGGATGCGAAGATTGGTCATGCCGTTTCCTCCACCTTTTTTAATCGGATGTTTGTGGTCTACATCTTTACCAGCTACTTTCTTTTTTCCAACTTTTTTAATCATAAGTCTGCGTGCTTTGTTTCGGTTAGACCTGTTCCGTCTTTGGGACGGACGGCTGTGATAGTTACGGTATTCCGCTGCGTAATCTCTTGCTTTAGCCATGAGCTTTATTTTTCTCCTCAAATGGGAGCACCAAAGCAAGCTTGTGTGCAGGATGTTCAGTTTGCGGAACAACAGTGATGTTGTTATCCTTTAGAAGCTGACGGGCCACGTTTAAATCAGCGGCTCCAGCTTCTCCAGATTGAATACGGTCAAGAAGCTCTTGGGAAAGAGTGACGGAAAGTTTTTCTAGAATTTCTTCTTTGTTCATTTTTGTTAAAAAAAGCGTGCTCTGATGAAATCAACACCTACGGCAATAAACCCAGCAATTGCGGCAGCTACACCAATGACGTAACTATTATGCTTTTCTAGCTGCTGAAGACGTAGATCGTACCTATCCAACCGTTCGTGTAGACGACCATGTGTTTCAAGCAAAGCGTCCATTTTGGAGTCCAAACGGCCTATGCTATGACTGATGTCATCAAGTCCCATATCACTTAAGCTCATCAGGCCACGTTTCTTTGAGTTCAGCAAGCGTATCTGGAAGTGGAGTGAGGGTGATGTCCCGTAGTTCTTGCTTTTGGACAGCGATGTTAGCTGCCTTAACGTAGTCCTCTGTTTCCAGCGCACGCATGTAATCAATGTCTAATTTCTCTAGTTTTGGCTTCCTTGCCGCTCGGAACTTATCAAGGTGAATAAGTTTTGCGGCTGAAATGTCTACAACAGCCGCTCCGTTCTCGTAGATGAAAGCGTCAAAGTAAGCGTTGTCCAAACCATCCAAACTGTCCACGATGGCGTAAGGTACTCCTTCTGGAACGTCTTTGATGCAGTCGTTCACATCACCTGTTGGGAAAATGACGGCAAGTTTGTTGTCGAGTTGTGGGTAAATTATGTAGCTCATGGTTAGTTTCCGAAAATAGTTACATTGATAAATGCTGCGTCATATGCACTATTGTTATACACATCCCTACAAAAAACTTGAATGTTTGCAGTGGTTTTAGGGCCGTCTGAACCTCTTGCGTTTGTTGTTGCGGTTGCGCCCGTGGTGACATTTGCGGAATAATTCACATCTGCCATAGCCGCTGCAAAATTCATCGTGTAGTCACCCTGCCCGTTCTTTGTGATTGACGAGACGTTGTAAGAGGAACGAATCG